GTAAGCCTGCCAGCGGGAGGACTCCACTGGCAGGCGATGGGCCGCGCCGAAGCGCGGCTCGCCAGAAAGTCTATCGCAGGTCCATCCCAGGCTGAGCGGCTGCCACTCGTGCCTTGATGATTTCTACATACTCAGGCTCACGCTCGCAGCCAATCCACTCCACGCCTTCCTCAATGGCTGCCACTGCGGTTGTGCCTGAGCCGAGGAATGGGTCAAGCACGGTGCCGCCCTTTGGGGTGACCAGCCTGATGAGGTAGCGCATCAGGTCAACTGGCTTCACGGTTGGGTGGATGTTGCGCTCAAGCCCCTTGTTGCGCTCTGAGCGGCTTGCCTTTGCAACATAGAAGAAGCGTGATGCGCCGCCGCTATCGCCGTGGTGACTTGATTGAACATCTCCGCGTGTTTCAGGCGCGTTGATTCCTTTGGACTTAGTTTGCTGATAGTAAGGTGCAGGAGATTTGCTCACGCCGCTCTGCTCATCCAGCAATGCAGCGGCTTCTTCATCCAGCAGGATGTTTGCTGGCCAGCGTCCTGCGCTTGTATTTTGTCCGTGCCTCATAACACCACCGCCGAGGGAGCCGTTGGATTCCTGATGTCCTGTGCATTGACCTGTTGCATCTCTAGTGCTGCAGTTAGTTCCGCCGCCGTCCGTCCCAATCCTGCTTGCGTCAATGTTCAGCGCGCCAGTGCCGTGAGTCAGCACATTTTCGGCAACCGTGCCGATGAGCGGCTTGCGTGCCAGCACGATTGGCTCAACGGCTGGCTTGAGTGCGGTTCCCCAGCCTTGCCACTTCTTTGCTGCTTCGGTTGATGGTGCGGTGATTTCCAAAGTAACCTTTGTCTGCTTGACGCCCACTGCCGCCCCGCCAAGTCCAGATGCGTTTACCGCGTGCGTCCCTGCTTTCTCACCAGTCACCTCGCGCTCGGCGGCAATCCTTGCCACCAACTCATCAACCCAGGCAGGAACATCTGCGCACAATGGTCGCAATGTTGCCCAGATTTCTGGGGTTGGGATGGCAGGCTGGGCGCTGACTGTTTGCGCGTAGTAATGGTTAGCCATTGTTCCGTTGGCTGAGATATGCCCAGCCTGAAACATCGCAAGACTTGCCTGACTCCGTGCAACCCCAGCCGCTCTGAACCATTGAGTGAACTTGAGCAGCCTTCCAGCCTCGCCGTTCGCCTTGTCAATCGCCTTGCTCACATCAAGGCTCTTGGGGAAGCCTGAGCCGTAAAGCCACATCAGCGTGTCACGAATCTCAAAGCCAGCATCCTCAATCCCAGCGGCGAGCCGGTGATACATCCGCGTGCCGCCGAAGGCGAGCAGGTGTCCACCTGGCTTCAACACGCGCAACGCCTCACGCGCCCACTGCTCACTCCAGGTCTGGAAGCCGAGCGGGGTGCCAAAGCCGTCCCAATCCTTGCCCATAAACTCAAGGCCATACGGCGGGTCGGTCACGATGGCATCAACGCTGTCTGCCTCCAGCGTTCTCATCTGCTCAATGCAGTCACCGATGAGGAGGGTCATCACTGCACCCTGTACGAATCAGACCTACAAGTCACGCGGAAGACAAGCCCATTGACCTCGCGTGCAGACTCGTCCACTCCGCCGATCAACCCACAGGATTTACAAATCGCAACCCAGTCTTCAGTCATTGCCAGCGTGTCAAAGTTGTGCGGATACTTGGCACGAGCCTCCTGTTCGTCTAGTGACTCCTCAAGCATCGCCGTCTGACCGATCGTCAGTTCATTCTGCTCCCACTCAATCGCGTGTCCTAGCCCATCTTCCGACAACTTGCCGCTCAGGGTTCGCAGCTTCAGGCTCAACTCGGCGCGAGTGGCTGCTGCCATCTCTTTGGTGATTCCTCGCAGTCTGCGCGTCTCCTCCATCTTCCTGCGCTTCTTTGGCTTGCGTGGCCGCTGCAACTCAACGGTGCGCCACGCATCGTCCGTAGGCTCGCCAAACAGTGCGATGAAGCGTCGCTCGACATCCTCTGGCACGCGGCGTTCCTCTGCGACATAGGCGTAGCAACTGCGCCGGCTTATCTGCAGGGTTGTAGCCAGCGACTCAATCCGCCCGCGTGGTGATCGCTCTGGGAAGGCGTGCTTGGCGATGACCTTCATCCACGCGCCGCTGATAGAACGAACGGTGGTCGTCATAGCCCTCCCTCTAGTTGCCTGGCTGAATCTCCTCGATTATGACGCGGACGACGCCAAGATGCAAGCTGCGCAAGGCGGCGAAGGCGTGCGGCGACAGGTCAATGCTGCGGCTGCCCTTTGTCCACGTGCGCTTCAGGTCTTTGTGGCATCTGCCGCAGTAGTCGGCAACGATCACGATGACGCACCTGCTGCGGTCGTCTGCTCGGCAGACCTTGATCGGGTACGGATCATCACCCCAGCGGAAGGTGCCGACTGCTGCGTAGTAGCGCGTGCCGTTGCGGGTGTACCAGGCTTTGTTCTTTGTGGCGTCATACCAAGATGCGACTCCGCGCACAGGGATGCCGTGTTCTGTTCTGGCTGGCACGCTTGGGTGGACGGCGATCAGAATCGCCATCAAGAGCGCGATCAGACGCTTGGCTCCGCTGCTACAAACCAATCGCAGAAGTCGTCAAGGTCAAGGATGATCACGGCGCGACGACGGCCGCCGCCGATGCCAGGGCTGTCACCGATCACCAAGCCACGCAACTGGTCGCTCTTCACCGGCACGGTCTGCAACCAATCCCATTGGCGCTCGCTGAAGCTGCCGCCCACCTTGCACTGCACGGCGAGCCAATCGTTCGCAACGTCTTGCTTGCCGCCGAACTGCCCGACGCGCTGACCGAGCAGGCGCTTGGCAACCTCGCGCTCAAACGCATTGCCACGAGCGCGGCTGTTCTTCCCCTTGCGGCTCTTGGCTGGGTCAATCATCTTCTTGGTGGCTTCGTCCTTGAAGTAGCCCATTAGACGAGCCTTGCCAAGACTGCAGAGCCACCGTCGCTCAGCGTGAAGCGTGCGATGTCAATCTCCATCACGCCGTGCTTGATCAGGTCGGCGTTGGTCTTGCGGTTGCCGATGCCTTCGTACAGAAAGAACCAGCCGTCAGGCGCAATGGCATCGGCGTAGCGGATGGAGAGGTTGCACCAGACGCGACCAGAGAAGCCAGGCTCCTCGCACCACGCATCGGTGCCGTCTTGAACCGCAATCACCTTGTCGTCAAGGAATGGCGCGGCTCGCTCGATGCGGGTCATTTCACGCAGGCTCGGTGATACCAGGCGAAGCGAGTGTTGCGCTTGTTGGCGACGAAGGTGATCACCTTGACGCGCCACGACTCTTTCAGCGTGTTCAGGTCACCACTGCACGCGCCGCAGCTCGTCGCTGCGAACACAGGCTCCTTGCGCGGTCCACCTCGCTGCGCTTTTACTGCTGCCATAGCACGCTCCTTACGATCCAGATGATCGTGGCGAACGCCAAGATGATGAAGATGGTACCCGCTGCCGCACCGCCACGCTTAGCCGCTACAGGCAGCGTTAGCCCGACGATCAGCGCAAAGAATAGTTGCAGCCCTGCGATGACCAGCCCGACCGCATCCCACACGTCAGTGACCAATGTTGCTCAGGCTGCGAACGAGTTGCTCCGTCGCCCGCTCGACCGCCTCTTGGACGGTTGCGCCGGTGAAGGTGATCTCGCCGTCCTCATCGTCAAGGATGACGTGCCATTGGTCGCCGTCCTTGACGGCCTCGGCGAATCGGTAGCCAACCTGTGCTGCAAGAATCTCCAACTCCTTGAACATTAGACCTCCTCCATCTTGTCGGTGATGACGCGGTACGCGTCTTCAGGCGACAGGTTCGTTGTGTCCACCGTAAGGTCTGCCCTGCTATCTGTCCAGCCCCTTTCCGTGATGTCAGCGGCTCCGTACAGGTTGCCGCCCACCCTCTCGCGCCTGACCTCCTCCGAGGCTGTCAGCCGAACGATGAAGATGTCTGGATCAATGGATCGCAGATACTGCACCTCGGCATCCAGACGCACGTCGTCTACGACCACGCCGAAGCCGATGCGCTTCAGCTCAAAGTAGTCCTTGCGCCAGACCCTGAGCCAGAAGTGCGTGTCCACGCCCCGCATTGCTGCACCAATGTCCTGCAGCAGTTCTCTGCCGGTCAAGGTGCTGTCGCCAAAGTTGCGGCTCACGGTCAGCATTTCGCTCTTGCCGAGGTCGTTGTACGCCATCGCAGCAATGTGCTTGATTGCGTCCGCAATGCCGTGCCGACGGTACTCACGATGCTCCACGAAGAGCGACGCGATGGTGGACTTGCCGCTCCCCTGCGGCCCAAGAATCGCCAGCGACCTCACGGCAGTCTCACAGCATCGGCAGCTGGCAAGAAGCCGACCACCTTTGGCACGAGGCGCGGATCACCGAACTTTGTTGTTGAAGGCAACTCGTGCGTCCCCCAGTGCGGCTCACGGACGCGGTACAAGTCCCAGGCAAAGATGCCCTTCGGAGTCCAGTTGATATACGCCGGACGCGCTGACCGCTTCCCAGCCTCCTCAATGAGCCAGTCGTACTTCACCTGCTCAATGAGCAGCTCTGGGTAGTGCGTCTCCCTGCACTTCAGCTCAAGTATGTAGTCAATGCGCCCAAGAGACGTCTCATAGAATGCCGTGCAGTCCCAGTGGCTGAATCCGTATTCCATCCGCTCAAGGTTTGGCACACTCGTCTTTGCTAAATGCTCTAAAAGTTCTTGCTCGTTCATCGTCGTCCTCCCTTCGCAATAATCTCACCAATACTCATCACGCCGTTAGTAAGAGTCTTCTCTTCTCTAGTTCTGTTCTGGTTCTTCTCTAGTTCTATAGCGTGACTAAACCGTGACACAGGCTCTTTTCCCGCACGAGCGCGCTGTTGCCGAATGGTCGACGTGGCGTCGACTTGCCATCGAGACCAGTTCGAGACCTTGACGAGACCATCTCCAGATGCCTCCAGCAAGCCCTCGGCGATAAGTCGGGGTACGCACCTTGAGAGGCGCGGCCCGATCACCGTGGCGAGGTGCCTGCGGTCACGGAACTCGCCGCCCTTCCGCATCTCCTTCGCCACTTCAAGGATCGTGACGAACGCACGAAACTCAATGTCGCTGAGGCTGCTGATGATTGCGTCCTTGTGTGCTTGTGCTGACCACTTGATCCAAAGTGCCATTTCGTCCTCCTCCACTTTCTCTTGCTTAGAACGGCAAGTCCTCTAGGTTCTGGGTGTCTTCTGGCACGAGCTTCGGCTTCGCCGGTGCAGCCGACTGCGACGCGACAAACTTCTGGCTCGGCTTGTCCTTGCAGTAAGCACCGTCTGGCGTCTTGTGGCTCGCCGCCCAGAATGCGTTGTACGGCTTGCCGCTTGCCTTGCTGATGCCGCCTGGCTTCAAGGTCCAGAGTTCGCCGTGGCTGCAGGTCTCGTCGCCGACGTTCTCGGCAAAGAGCATTGCTGCCTTCGCAGCGATTATTGCGTCGCTGGTAGCGTCGTCAGAATCAACGGAGAGGGGTGTAGGAGCCACGGAGAGGCGCGGAACCCTCGCAAGTGGTACTGGGACACCCTTTTCTGGCGAATAGAGGCTCCTGCCCACTCCTAGCTGCGCGGCGCACCTGCGGAGCGCGTCGCTGGCCGCTGACTTCAGTGGCTCGTCGTCCTGAGCAGAGTTTGGGTAGCCAAAGTCCTGTCGGATGGTGGTCTTGCCACCGATCACGACAGCGAGTGAGCCGTGGACGACGTTGCGTGCGCCGTCTGCGACCTTCACCTCGAACTGCCAGCCCTCAATGCCGAGGACGTCATCCAGCCGCTGCGCGACTGCTCGCGCGTCGGCGTAGGTGAACGTCATCCCTGCTCGCCCTGGACGGTGCTTCAGGTCCTTCTCCTCGAATGGTGCCAAGAGTGCTGCTGCAATGTCCTTGCTCATAGTCCCTCCTCGTTCTTGAATCGGAAGACTCGCGCGCCTGGAACTTCCCGCGTCGCGGCTTCAATGATCTTCGGGTCCACTTTCGTTGCGACCTCCTTCCAGTCGGTCTTGACCGACGCCTTGTTCTGCTTCCACGTTGCCTGCCATCCGTTGCCGACGATCCCTGCCTTTTCGCCGATCGCTTCCTTCAGCGAGATGGCGAGGTTCTGCAGCTCTTCGTCAAGCAACTTAGATTCGTACTGCTTTTCCGAATACAGCGCCGCCACGCGGTCAATGCCGTCCGTTGCGTTTGCGTACTCTTCGCTCGCCTGCGGCACGACCTGCGCCAGCGCGTCAGAGTCCTGACCCTGCAAGGCTGGCGGCGTCTGCGTTGCGAGCGCGTTCCTAAACTCCACTGCCTTGCGGTACAACTCCGTCTGGTGGTCAATGCTCGCAGCCACCCGCTCTATGCGGAAGACCAAACCACCGAGCAGGACTGCTACGTCGCACCACGGTGCGCCGGTGACGAACATTTGCCACTGCACCTGCGCCACCACCTCTGGCGGGACTGGGTGCAGGCTCCAGCGCGGTGAGGTGCTGGTCTTGATCTCCACCAAGCCCTCCTCGCCGACGATGGTGCGGTCGAGTGACGCCATCACCCACGGCAGTTCCTTGAGTCGGACAATGCCGTTGCTGCGGCGCAGCTCGCGGCCAGTCTCCATCTCGTAGAACTCTGCGACCGTGTTCTCCAGCAAGATGCCGCGCACTGCTGCCGGCCCCACTGGGTCCGGCTGATACTTCCCTAGCTTCTCCGCCCAAAGCTGGAAGGGAGTTTTATAGGGGTTCAGCCCCGCGATCACCGAAACGTCGGTCGCCGTGATGCCGTCAGCCCGAAGTGCGAACCACTCAGGACTGCGCTGCTCTGCCTTGACAAACTCGTATTGCTTGCTCACTTGCCCTCCTTCTTCTTGCGATCTTTCTTCGCAAACCCTTCGCCCTTGTAAACCACCGCCGCCGGTGAATAGACCATCCGCATCCAGCGGCCGCATTTCTCGCAGCGCGGGTTATAGACGTTGTGGATTGAGTGCGTGTGTTCCTCCCGATGCCCGCAGTCGCCGCAGCGGTACTCGTAAACTGGCATTAGCCAAGCACCACGAAGATCATCACCAGAAGCGTCGCTCCGAGGATGCCAATGGCAATGTCAAGTTGCTGATCGCTGCGCCGCTGTTGATCCAGCAGCGTCGTGCGGATTGCCACTCG